ACTCAATCCGCCAATCATGTGAATTAATCCAAAGCCATAAAATCCTAGACCTGGTAGAAATTTAAAATGAACAAAATATTGAATTTTATTTCTCTTTGGATCTGTTGGTTGATAGTTACGTCTTATAGATAAAACTTTTTTAGAACCTTCTTCTACTGTAACTATGTATGGTAATTTTATTCCTGTAGGATTTAATTCATCGTCTTTGTCTTCAAATCCTTCTAAGTCTAGATTTACGTGACACTCTAGTAAATTATAAATTGGTTCTTGTTTACCGACTTTTTTAGTGCCATCTAATTCTTTTTCTTTTTTTTCTACATCATCTTTAGTTGGATCACTTGGTGGTCCTAAATCTATATCAGAATAAAAACCGTTGACCTGTTGTTTTCTTAAATCGTTTTCTGAAATTTTAATTGTTTGTATTATTGAGTCTGCATCATTTAAACTTGTTGCCATGTATGGCACAACTAAATCATCTGCTGGAACAAATTTAGAAACTGCTCTACCTAATAAATCATCGTAGTAAACTTTTTTAAATGTAGAACCTGCAAGTGGTAAATGAAATAACATCTGATCAAATTCTGGCTCATACTCTTCCATGTTTTCCATTAACTCATAGTTCATGTAATCTTTGACACGTTGAGCTTGTGCCTCTTTTGTTGGGTCAGGTTTACCAACTACTTGTGTTCTAACTGGCCCTTCTGCAGGTAATAATTCTTTATAAGCTCCAGCTTGAAATTGTGTTACGGCCTCAGCTAAAACTGGGTGTGTTGCACCTGAAGCTCCTTGAAACGGTTCTGTTCTATTTTCATATTTAAATCCTAAAAGATCTAGACCTTGTATGTAAGATTGCTCCCAATCTCTTCTTGAAGATTTGTAATCAAGATAGTTTTGAGATAATTCATTACCAATCGGATCTAAAACCTCATCGGGTAATAACTCTACTAAATTATCAAAGTGTCCTTGTGTGCCTTCAATATTAACTTTACTTGGATCAAAATTAACTTCAACTCCACCATCCTCTAATGGGTTTACTTCTACTCCAGGGTCAGCAGCTTCTTCTGCTTTCTGTTGTTCAATTTCTATTTCTTCTTGAGGATCAACCTCGATAGATGTTTTTACGTTGGGTAACGTTTTGTCTATTTCTGCCATTTGTATTCTCCAGGTTCACTGTTTTAACTTGTTTTAAGGGAACATTCAACCCCTGTGGGTTGGGCCCCCTTTTAGGTGGTATCGTTCTTGTTAGTCTTTTAATCATTTTTTGTTTCTATTAATGGTGTCCATAAGAGTATATACATCGTTTTCATCTATGGGATTTTGAGTGTCTGGTCCAAAGCCATCATCTAATTCAACTTCATTATAATATCTAAAATTTTCTGCTGCTTCTTTTTTCTGACCTTTTGTTAAAGTTAATCCTAATTCTTCTAATGCCTCAACAACTGCATCTGCCTCTTCTTTAATGTCTAAATTTATAGCAGAATCAAAACTTGTATCTTCAGGTCCCATGCTTTCAACATCAACTGTTTTATATTCAAACTCAGGTGCACCTACCTCTACATTATATCTCTCTACAGATTGTGGAAACTCTGGATCAGATAATAAATTTTGGTATCCTGACTCTCCAGGTTTATAAGTTATAGTAACTGGTATCTCCGTATCATAATAATTTGTTGTCCAATCTATAGTAATTTCACCAGTATTGTCATTTTTACTCATTAAAACTTTTTTATTTCCAGCTTTTGTATTTAGTGTCATTTCAAAAAAATCTGGCTCTACGCCTTTTATGTCTCCTCTAGATTTTAAAATACCTTTTCTTTCAATAGCGTATACTGCATCTTTAAACCATGCAGGCATTCCTGTAACCTGTGTATCCATGGCCATTTTTGAAGCGGCTCTAGAAACTTTACCAGCTTTAGGAAAGAAATCTGCAATACCTAACATTTTAGCCAGAGCAACTGTTGCACCTGCTCCAGACATTTGTAAAAATTCTCTTCTGGTCATACCTTTTTGAGCAAGAACTTGATCTATTTCTTTGTTTAATAATTCCTCTGTAACTTTATCTTTAGGTAATTTTTTTGCTGCTGAATAAGCATTTAATAATTTTAAACCAGGAAATATTGGAGCTGTAAGCTCTACTCCAAGACCAAACGTATCTGCAAAAACTTTTGGACCAATGGTTGATCTTCTGTCTTTTAATTTTTGTTCTTCTGTTTCAATTAATGACTTTAATCCAATTGCTTTTTCTGTAGCTGTTGGTGTTATGTTTTCTAAAAATTCTGTAAATATTCCTGTGCCTTTTATATTTGACTCTGGTGGCATCTCATCATAGTCTAAAACGTAATTACCGCCACCACCTGTAACTTTAAACGCAGGTTTTCTAATTAAATCAGATGCTAATTTTCCTGCTGCTGGTAATATTCTTCCAGCAAACTCACCTACACGAACACCTGATCTTAGTAAAACGTCTGCGTAGTATGATAAGTTTCTTGGATCTATCATGTCATTTAATATTTCTATAGGGTTCATAGTTT